ATGCTGGAACAAATGGGCATTGCCGCGAAGCAAGCCTCGTATAAATTAGCGCAACTCTCCAGCCGCGAAAAAAATCGTGTGCTGGAAAAAATCGCCGATGAACTGGAAGCACAAAGCGAAAGCATCCTCAACGCTAACGCACAGGATGTTGCAGACGCGCGTGCCAATGGCCTTAGCGAAGCGATGCTTGACCGTCTGGCACTGACGCCCGCACGGCTGAAAGGCATTGCCGACGATGTGCGCCAGGTGTGCAATCTCGCCGATCCGGTGGGGCAGGTAATCGATGGCGGCGTACTGGACAGCGGCCTGCGTCTTGAGCGTCGTCGCGTACCGCTGGGGGTGATTGGTGTGATTTATGAAGCGCGCCCGAACGTGACGGTTGATGTTGCTTCCCTGTGCCTGAAAACCGGTAACGCGGTGATCCTGCGCGGCGGCAAAGAAACCTGTCGCACTAACGCTGCAACGGTAGCGGTGATTCAGGACGCCCTGAAATCCTGCGGCTTACCGGCGGGTGCCGTGCAGGCAATTGATAATCCTGACCGTGCGCTGGTCAGTGAAATGCTGCGTATGGATAAATACATCGACATGCTGATCCCGCGCGGTGGGGCTGGTTTGCATAAACTGTGCCGCGAGCAGTCGACAATCCCGGTGATCACAGGCGGTATAGGCGTATGCCATATTTACGTTGATGAAAGCGCAGAGATCGCTGAAGCCCTGAAAGTAATTGTCAACGCGAAAACTCAGCGTCCGAGCACGTGTAATACGGTAGAAACGTTGCTGGTGAATAAAAACATCGCTGATAGCTTCCTGCCCGCATTAAGCAAACAAATGGCGGAAAGCGGCGTGACGTTACACGCTGATGCAGCCGCGCTGGCGCAGTTGCAGGCAGGCCCCGCGAAGGTGGTGGCTGTTAAAGCCGAAGAGTATGACGATGAGTTTCTGTCATTAGATTTGAACGTCAAAATCGTTAGCGATCTGGATGACGCCATTGCCCATATTCGTGAACACGGCACGCAACACTCCGATGCGATCCTGACCCGCGATATGCGCAACGCCCAGCGTTTTGTTAACGAAGTGGATTCCTCCGCTGTTTACGTTAACGCCTCTACGCGTTTTACCGACGGCGGCCAGTTTGGACTGGGGGCGGAAGTGGCGGTAAGCACACAAAAACTCCACGCGCGCGGCCCAATGGGGCTGGAAGCACTGACCACTTACAAGTGGATCGGCATTGGTGATTACACCATTCGTGCGTAAATAAAACCGGGTGATGCAAAAGTAGCCATTTGATTCACAAGGCCATTGACGCATCGCCCGGTTAGTTTTAACCTTGTCCACCGTGATTCACGTTCGTGAACATGTCCTTTCAGGGCCGATATAGCTCAGTTGGTAGAGCAGCGCATTCGTAATGCGAAGGTCGTAGGTTCGACTCCTATTATCGGCACCATTTAAATCAATAAGTTACCTCGCATTTAAGTAAACCACGTTCTCCTCTTGTGCCGTATTTGTGCCATTGCGACTTATAATCGCATCGATTTTGCTCGCGTGCTCGGTGAGATGCCCGGCTGAAAGGTGGGCGTATCTTTGAACCATTTCGAGAGTTTCCCATCCTCCCATCTCTTTAAGTGCAAGAAGAGAGACACCGGACTGAACCAGCCAGCTTGCCCAGGTATGCCTCAGGTCATGGAAGCGGAAGTTGCTAATGCCTGCCCGCTTTAACGCTCCCTTCCATGCCTTGTTGCTGTCGGTTCTCATCTTCCTTACCGCTGCTGTTTTTGTTCCGTCGCTTCGGTAGGCAGGTTTGGTGTGGACAAACACCCATCTCTTATGGAGACCCTGCTGTTTTCTTAATATCTGGCATGCGGTTTCGTTAAGAGGAACTCCGATCGCATTGCCAGCTTTTGTTTCATCAGGGTGCATCCATGCCATTTTCTTATCCAGATCGACCTGTGACCACTCAAGGTCTGTAACGTTGGAACGGCGAAGGCCTGTCGTGATTGCAAACATGACCACAGGGAAGAAATGAGGAGCAATTTCTGCAAACAGGCGCTTCGATTCCTCCTCTGTAAGCCATCTGATTCGTCCATTCTTAACGCGTGGTGTTGATATTTTGGGCGCCCTGTCAAGCCATCCCCATTCAACAGCCATATTGAGAATAGCGCGAAGTATTGCCAGATGCCGCGTCTTCGTTCCTTTGCTTGCCAGCTTTGGTTTATACTCCGGCACTGGCTTGCCAAGCCGCAAACACCTGTCCCGGCTCATTTCCCAGTTCAGGCGATGGCGGCGGTTTTCCATCCCGTCTACCGCCTCCATTATTTTTTCTGTTGTTATGTCTGAGAGAATGGTTTCTCTGAAGTGCAACATCCAGAACGATATAATGCTCTTGTCATCATCAATGGACTTCTTATCCGATTTCTCACGCAGCCACCGTATGCAGGCTTCCTTGAATAGCTTTTTCGGTGATTCCCCGAGATTTTTTACTCTCCACGCTTCTGCTTTTAGACGATCGTGAAGTTCTTGCGCTTGCCTTTTGTCCGATGTTTCAAGAGAGCGTCTAACTCTTGATCCATCTGGCGCGACGAAATCGCAGTGCCACGTGCCACCGCGTAGTTTGATTGACATGCTTTAACCTCCTGCACATCAACCGCATTCACCGCGCTATTGTGTCTCACAGACTTAAGCGCCGCAATGCAGTCTGACTTGCAAATGCGATATGGGCTTTTAGGTTTATCTGGATTTATCTTTGCGGCCTGAAGTCGTCCACTTCGTATCCACTGCGTGATAGTGCCTTTGTCTACCTTCAGATACGACGCAGCTTCTTCACGAGTGAAGATTTCTTCTTCCACTTGGAATCTCCATTTATTGAATTGGTATTATTGCGGTAGGTCTGGATATCATTGAGCAATGAACAGGCCTCACCGAGTGTGAGGCGGTGTTATTTCATGGTTAGTCCTTGCGTAGCTCGCTGATTCTTCTGTAAGTCTCTGGTGCTTTGTTTCCGTGTATCTTCATTTCCGACTTCAACAGAGCAACGAGGGAATCCCATTCGTTGAGGATTCCTTTGAATGCCGGAACGCGCTTTGCAACCTTGTCGAATGAAGCTCTGATTTCTGGAATCTGCTCAACAAGTGCAACGCATCGCCGGAAGTCTGCTGCGTCATGTGGAGCGCCGAAGTGATGACCATAGATATTCTTTTTCAGTCCACATGCGATTGAGGCAAGAGTTGCGCTACTGATGCCGACATCGCCAGTCGATTGCCATTTCAAAACCTTCATAGCCAAATCTGACATTTCTTGTCTCCAATAAAAAACCGCCATCAGGCGGCTTGGTGTTCTTTCAGTTCTTCAATTCGAATATTGGTTACGTCTGCATGTGCTATCTGCGCCCATATCATCCAGTGGTCATAGCAGTCATTGATGTTCTCTGCTTCGATAACTCTGTTGAATGGCTCTCCATTCCATTCACCTGTCACCCGGAAGTGCATTTATCATCTCCATAAAACAAAACTCGCCGTAGCGAGTTCAGATAAAAGAAATCCCCGCAAATGCGAGGATTGTTATTCATTGCCGATATTCACCTTTATCGCGAACACTTTTACCGGTTTATCACCGAAGTGGGGATGTGTGATTGTCTTGATTTCATATCCGTCATACGGGACGTTAATTCTGCGGCTGGAGTCGTCGCGCTTCGGATATCCCCTTGTGATAATCAGGCGGTCATACTCCCGGAACATAATTCGCTTATTCCAGTAGTCATTATACAGGCGATACTCTTCCGTTTTCTCGCCTGACTTCATCTGGTCGAAATATTCACCGTTAACTGCCAGTTGAAGGTTAGCCACGGTTAACCCCCCTGCGGCGGTTCCGGTAGCGGCATCCAGTGGGTAATACTACCTGGATATAAAATCTTTGCTGGCCCCCAGTAGCCATCTGTATTAACACGCATAACCTCACAGCCATCAAAACCATCAGTTACAAGAACGTATTCATAAGGTTCCGGCATCCTTTCGCTTACTGGAATCCAACCATCCGGAGTTGCCGGAGAGTTGCCATTTATATCGAAGTTTGGTTCTGCGTCCTGAACCAGGAGGATGTAACCATTCTTGGCAGTATCAAGTTCTAACGCCTCGGTGACGGTGCCGAAATAGCGATTACCTAAATCAGCATCACAAGTGCTTACATCAATGGAAACTTCCATGCCTTCGATTAATTCTGGCAAGTTGTAAGTTTGGCTTACAGGATCTGCTTCCAGTGATGCCAGTGCAATTCGTGCCAGTTCCATTTGTTCGCCACGAGTAAGTCCGTTTTCAAGCGGGGATTTAATGAACAATTCGATACGTTCTTTAGTGATAGTGCTCATATCACTCTCCTTTGATGCGAATGCCTGTTGCAATGCTGTTTATGATGCTGTCAGTGCATGGGGTAGAAAGCTGGGCATCTCCAGCAATTTTCATGACCTCAACATCTGCATATCGAATACCGAGGTGTATCAGACCGGCTATGCCTGACTTAAGCCGAGCATTTTCCATAAATAGAACTTTTGCCCGCTGTTTTTCTGCTTCAAGCTCAACGCGCAGCTTCCCTACCGTTAGCGCAATATCCTCGTTCTCCTGGTCGCGGCGTTTGATGTATTGCTGGTTTCTTTCCCGTTCATCCAGCAGCGCCAAGACGGTAGCGGGATTGGCTGCGGCGATGAATTCAGCATTGGCCTGCTGTTCCATTTGGAAATCTTCATCGAAACCGCTTTCAGGATGCGCTCCTTCAATTCTGCAAATGGGAAGATATCCAACAACGTCACGATGAATTAGCGCATCATCACAATCAAATCGGCTCTCTCCATATTCGAGCGACCACACACCACACGTTGCTTTCTCTGCCTTTTCACGCAGTGCCTGATAGTCAATTTTGCTCACTGGTTGCCCTCCTTCATAAAAATAATCCAGTGGGTCTTGTCACCCTTTCCTGTTCGTTGACCGATAACAGGCTTTCTGTCGGTCAGTGCCAATATTTGGCGAACAGGTATTTGCGTTTCATTCCATTTAAAAATCAGAACGCCGTATGGCCACAACACACGAAAGGCTTCTTTAAATCCCTGCCGCAAATCATCACGCCAGGTATCTTTATTCAGCCGTCCATATTTCTTTCCCATCCAGGCGTTATCACCAACACGCTCAAGATGCGGAGGGTCGAATACAACAACCGGAAACGATGCGTCTGCAAATGGTAATGCACGAAAATCTGCTATCAGGTCAGGGCTAATTATCAGCCGTCGTCCATCACACAATGTGTGCTCTTCCTTTCTGATATCGCTAAATATCGCCCGGTCGTCCTTCTTATCGAACCAGAACATGCGACTGCCACAGCACATGTCGAGGATTGCTGCATGTCCAGTCACTGGTTGCCTCCTTTGCGCCACATCGCATTCAGATATTTGTTTTGATTCACTGATGGAAAAGAATTTCTCTTAAGCAATTCCTCTCTCGATGGCATTGGCTTTACGCGTTGGCGAATAATCATTTCTGCCGGAAGAATGCCTGGATTGTATGCAAGTCCTCTCATGGTAAATTCCTCAGTCATTACTGATAGCGCCATAGCGTGAGCGGTAATTACGCAGGCGCGGGTCGATATATTCAGGGAAGTGGGTATATGTGGCTTTGCGGAATGGTCGGATTGATGTCTGGTAAATTCGCTCGCGCTCTTCTTTCTCTGCAAGCCATATACAATGGCGAAATTCCTTTTCCTCTTTCGTTTCCTGCGGTAGCGACATTATCCGATCGTAGTTTTTTCTGAATTTATCCAGCACCTCCGATACGGAATTGCCGGAACAGCGGCGCGCGTCGTCCGCACCATACAGAGGCGCTGGCATGATTTTCTCCTGATTAAATTGCGTGAATAGCGTGACGAGGGAAGGGGAGAGTTACTGGTGCAAAGGGTATATCGTCGTCAAAATCCATCGGAGGTTCGTTGTGTTGTGCTGGTGATGATTGCTGCTGTGGTTTCTGTGATTGCCTGCTGGCTGCTTGTTGTTTGCTGTCGCCAATGCCGCCAAGCATTTGCATCACGCCATTAATTCCGACATGAACCTCGGTTGTGTAACGGTCTTGCCCTGACTGGTCTTTCCACTTTCTGGTTCTCAGCATTCCCTCGAAATAAATCTGATCACCTTTTTTCACATACTGCCCCACGACCTCAGCCAGTTTCCCGGATACAGCAACACGATGCCATTCAGTCAATTCCTTTTGCTCGCCAGTATTTTTATCTCGCCATTGTTCTGACGTGGCTATTGTCAGGTTAGCGAACGCTGTTCCTGATGGTGAGTATCGAACTTCCGGGTCTTGTCCTACCCGACCAAGGATAATCACCTTATTTATCCCGCGAGAACTCATTTGCTCCACCTCTTGCCAGTTTTTATGTTGCTTATAATTGATTGAGATACACCCATGTCTTTTGCTATCTTGTACTGACTCTCTTTTTCAGAGAGTCTTTTCCTAATTTCTATAACCTGCCACTCTGTTAATTTTGCACCATGATGAGCATGACCTTTCTTGGCTCCACGATGCCTTCCTTTTGCTATCTTGTCGTCCATGTTTTCTTGCGCGCTACCTAAAAAGAGATGTTCAGGATTAACGCAGCATGGGTTATCGCATTTGTGGCAAACCATCTTCCCAGATGGAATGGGGGAGTGATAAAGCTCAAAAGCAACCCGATGAGAAAGCATTGTTACGCCAAAGGCTACAAATTTTGTGTATCCTCCTTTGTTTTTTGAATAGGTAGACTCCCAGCAACCTGTTGTTTCATTAACTTTGTAGCTGGACTCGAATCTTTTAATAATTCCGTCCAAGTGAGACATTTATGCCGCCTGTTTTAGTTCGTTAACTCTGATGTTCATTACCTGAACGCATTTAGCCTGCGCTTCCTCGTTGCCAGCCATTAATTGCCAGTCACGCTGATAACGCTCGATGAGTTTTTTCTTGTCAGTTTCTGTTGACGCATAATCGCTGAAGTCTTTCAGGATTTGTTCGCAGTCAACCGATGGAGATTTCTGGTTGGTATTTTCTGGTGATGGTTTGTTATCTGATGCTGGGATTGCCCATCCCGGCAGCGATGGAGGGAGCCAGTAAAATCCTGTTCCATCCTTGAGTTTTGCCCTGTGCCATCCCTGCTTTTTATCGAGAGATGTTTGTGCAAAACCTTCCTCAAGGTTATACAGATACCGACCGATTCCCCACTGAACGGCAGCGCGCTTCATTGCACCGGAACGACCACCTTTGACGGCTTCTACCTGCGTGTTTTCAGCGGCATCCCATTTGGTTACCCATTCGGAATCAATCTTGATTGATATGCCGCATTCAACTCCGCCGTTGTTGGGAATATCGCGGTATTCATTGCGCCATCCTGCTTTGCCGCAAACATCGTCCAGGCGCTTCATGATTGCCCGGTTCGTGACATAAGCCAGCACCATAGCCCACACCTTGCCATCGCGTGTTTTACCGCTTTGCTGTATTCGCCATTCGATATCTTCAGGGCTGAATGGCTCATCGAATTTGTTCAAATCCATAATTCACCTCAGAATGGACATGGCCCAAGGAAATAACGCTGATTTAATACTTCAGTCTTTGCCGCATTCAAAAATACGCGAACACCTTCACGATCTCCCTTCTGGCGATACATTAACGCCTGCTGAGTGTACATGCGTCTCTGTAACTTGCTCTCCTTCACTGTGGTTGCAAGTGACATGCATATCTCCTTCGTTACCGATTAATTCTTTCATCTGACGAATGAATTCTTTGTCTGACCAGTTATCTGTAAAACTCATTTCCTGCGATACCACGGAAGGTTGATAGCTGATTTCATCGCTTTATTTGCTTCAAGCCACATTTTTGAATCACCAATAAATCGGGCTATTACTGCTTTGTTTTGTGCAGCACGAAGCATCTGGTGATTGATGGCTATTTCATTGCGCATAACGCCTCCAGTTGTTTCTTTGCTGCTCTGATTAATTGTTTAACTCGGCGTGATAATTCAGATTCGTGCGGGTAGAAAGCGGACATGACGCCGCTACCCGCGAGCTGAAAGTGCATCATGGGTAACTCCTTATATTTGATTGCATAACGAAAACGCCTCGAGTGAAGCGTTATTGGTATGCATATAAAAAGGCCCTCACATTGGAGGGCAAAGAAGATTTCCAATAATCAGAACAAGTCGGCTCCTGTTTAGTTACGAGCGACATTGCTCACATAGCAGACTCGTAAATCTGCTATAGGCGCTTATTCGCATCGCATGACAACATCAAATTTTTCGAGATTACTTTGTCGCAACAATCCTTCTTCTACGCGGTCAGCTTTTCTATAATTATCAAATTCGAAATGTTTAATTACTTCTTTTGTTCCTCGCTCTATAACTTCAACAATGTATTTCTTATTCATCATTCTTCCCCAAGAGCTTTTCTGATTGCTGCAAGACCTTTATTAACAGCTCCATACCATTCTGGATATGTTGTCGTTGTTCTATTTTTGGTTTGCTTAAGTAATAACTGAAGTGCTTCGAGAAGGTCAGGTGCTGCCGCTATTAGATTGGCATCTTCAATGCATTGAACTTCCTCACAGATTGCAATATACGAACGCCAGCCTGCGCCATTTTCAAGTGAGTCTGCCTGGATGATTTTAATCTCATCGCCATCCATCATTATTTCCCACTTACCTTTAGTACCTTTAAATTCCATGTTAGCCTCTGTTGTTTATGCCAAAAATAAAGGCCGAGTATGCGGCCTGTGATGTTAGATTTACTTTCATTTTTGAACGGCAGCTACAATTATGATGGAATGTACAAAACCACTTTCCAGTTCATAGAAGTGGATGATGGCATAAAATAATCCCACGACTCGTTAGCTACTAACTCTTTATTAACTGTGGTGGCAGCAATTTCGGCACCACCTTTATTATTAAAAATGTCGTTCGAACACTGACATTTTCCATCTGCATGCACATATAAAATATCATATGTCTCTGTATCGTAATCACCACTTATGTCTCTGATAACAATTCCTGGCTTCAATGATTTAATTTTCTTGTCCATATATCACCTCAAATAAGTTGTTTGCCGCGAAAGTAAATACGCTTAAGTTACCTGTTATTTATCCCACCAAGTTCCGTATCTATCTATCCAGTTACACCAATCATCGACACTCCATTTTGTTGTGTCGCATTTTGGCAATTGGCATGAATATCTACCTTCTTTGTAAAGTCGGCGTTTGATTTTCTTGAGCATGACCACCTCAATCGTAATAAGCTGGAATTGATTTTCCGCGTTGCTTCTGGCGGCCTGAGCAAGTCACACCCATTTCACTGCGTGGCTTGCTGTACCATGTGCGCTGATTCTTGCGCTCAATACGTTGCAGGTTGCTTTCAATCTGTTCGTGGTATTCAGCCAGCACCGTAAGGTCTATCGGATTCAGTGCGCTTTCTACTCGTGATTTCGGTTTGCGATTCAGCGAGAGAATAGGGCGGTTAACTGGTTTTGCGCTTACCCCAACCAACAGGGGATTTGCTGCTTTCCATTGAGCCTGTTTCTCTGCGCGACGTTCGCGGCGGCGTGTTTGTGCATCCATCTGGATTCTCCTGTCAGTTAGCTTTGGTGGTGTGGTAGGTGGGAGACCCATTTCGACCTGCTTCGGCCGACTTCAATTCGGCAATAGTTCCGCAGGCCTCGCCGCTTTACGTGCGACATATTCCCATCCATGAACCCTTCACCACACCCCAAAGCCTTCTGCTTTGAATGCTGCCCTTCTTCAGGGCTAAATTTTTAAGAGCCTCACCTTCATGGTGGTTAGTGCGTCCTGCTGATGGCTAAATAGTACGATTTGTACTTTATCGAGTCAATACAAAATGTTCTAAATATAATTAGTTTTTTATAACGCTTTGTATTTAATGGGTTTATATTTTGGAAAAAGAAACCCGACGCTAAGGTCGGGTTATTGTTGTGTGTTTTAGAGTGGTGAGGCTGTTAACTAAATGTCTCTTCAGGCCACTGGCTGGCGATAACTTTCCCTACTACGGAACAGCTATCATTGCATGGAATCATTGGATATTGCGGGTTTAGTGGCTGTAGGAACACCTGACCGCTATCCCTGATCAGTTTCTTGAAGGTAAACTCGTCACCACCAAGTCTGGCTATGCAGAAATCACCTGGCTCAACAGCCTGCTCAGGGTCAACGAGAATTAACATCCCGTCAGGAAAGCTTGGCTTGGATCCTGTTGGAGCGGTCATGGAATTACCTTCAACTTCAAGCCAAAACGCACAATCACTGGCTTTTTTGGTTGTGCTGACCCATCTCTCCGCATCACCTTTGGTAAAGGTTCTAAGCTCAGGCGAGAACATCCCGGCCTGAACATGAGAAAAAACAGGGTACTCATATTGTTTTTTAACGGGGGCAGATGAGTATTCGCCAACAGGTGAAAATGTACCGTCGTGGTTGAATGAGACGTTATCAATACCAAGGTATTTAAACACCACACCAATCTCGTCAAGAGATGGATGACGAGATCCGCGCAACCAGTGACCAATTCCACCCTGCGTCATACCAAGCTCTTCAGCTAACTTCTCTTGAGTTATGCCGAGCTCTTTCATTCTGGATCTAGCCAGTTCATACCATTTCATTTTCATACCCTTATTATTACGCTCTGTACTAAAACCATCCATGCACAAGATGTATTTTTTGTTTGCATTCTAAAAGTACATATCGTATTATTGTTTCATGGTTACTATGGAGGGCATATGAGCAACCTACGAAAATATCGAGAGTCACTGAATATCTCTCAAACAACACTTGCTAAGGCGGTTGGATGCACACAGGGAGCTATTGGGCATTGGGAATCTGGTCGTCGCTTCCCAGACCTTAAAACATGCCGCGCTCTTGTTGCATGCCTAAACAAGTTAGGCGCAAAAGTCAGTCTTGATGACGTGTTCCCTCCGGAACACAAAGCCGCTTAAGACATTCCCGCTCTTACACATTCCAGCCCTGAAAAAGGGCATCAAATTAAACCACACCTATGGTGTATGCATTTATTTGCATACATTCGATCAATTGTTATCTAAGGAAATACTTACATATGCAACTTACAAGTACTCGCAAGAAAGCGAATGCAATTACAAGCAACATCCTGAATCGAATTGCTGTACGTGGTCAGCGAAAGGTTGCCGACGCGTTAGGGATTAATGAATCGCAAATTTCGCGATGGAAAGACAGCTTCATCCCAAAAATGGGAATGCTTCTGGCTGTTCTTGAATGGGGTGTTGAAGACGAGGAGTTGGCGGAACTGGCTAAGAAAGTAGCCAGAATGCTGACAAAAGAAAAAGCCCCGAAGAACGGCGAATTCTTCGAGGCCTGATGTAGAAAGACTGGATCAATCCACAGGAGTAATTATGACAAAACAACTCAGTCCTTACCAGGACAAAATTCACAAACACATACTACGTGATCGCTTCCTGTCCAGCTTCAAGCAGCCTGGTCGATTCCGGGCTGAGTTGGAAAAAGTGAAGCTGATGCAGAAGGAGAAAGGTCATGAGTAATCTTGCAACCGTAACACATTTAAGGCCTTCACAACGGCCTGTGGAGCGTCGTGTGGCAGAAGTTGAAGATGGTTATACCCGTCTTGCAAATGCCCTGTATGAAGAGCTTATCGGCGCAGATTTAACGAAAAATCAGAGCAAGGTTGCCCACGCCATATGCCGTAAAACATACGGCTACGGTAAAAAGATGGATCGCATCTCTGATAGTCAGTTAGCTCAAATTACCAGGCTGCCAAGACAGAAGGTAAACAAGGCCAAGAATGAGCTTATCGCGATGAAGGTTATCCTTCGCGAAGGCCAGCAAATCGGGCCTAACAAGAACATCGAGGAATGGCAAATCGAAGGGTGTCACTACTCTGGTGATAATGTCACTGCATTGGTGACAAAAAGTGTCACCAAAACGGTGACAGCGCTGTCACCAAAACAGGGACACACAAAAGAAACTATTACAAAAGAAAAAAGAAATAATAAAAACACTATGTCCGAAAGTGTTCGGACGGAGTGTGAAAAATCACCTGACCGTCACGAAGAAACCGACAAGGCATTCGAGGAAATATTCTGGTGTGCAGGCATGCGGAAAGCCGGGAAGAAAAACGCAGCTTCGGCATTCAGAACACAGTTCAGGGAATGGCGTAAAACTACCAGGGGTACGGCAAGCGAGTTTGCCACGATGCTGGCAGAAGACATCGCATGCAGGAATGGTAAGCAGTTCGGATTCGACAGGTTGTTACCATCGAGCTACCTGAACGGTCAGCGCTGGAACGACGAGAAGCCAGAAACTATTCAACCACAATCCAAACCATCATCCGCAATCACCGTATCGAAAACTGGCTACGTATTTTTCGACAGGTGAACCATGAAATCAAAAATCAAATCGCTACTGGTCGCTGGTTATAACCACGGCTGGTTAAGTATTTCGTTTGTCGATTTCTGGTTTAAAAATCTCAATCTGAGGGAATCATGACTCCAAGTGAACTCAGTGACCTGCTTTGGGCGCAGGTTGACAGGGTGGCTCCGCACCTGTTGCCAAACGGCAAGAAAGAGGGGCATGAGTGGGTTGCCGGTAACGTCAACGGTGACAAGGGAAACAGCCTTAAGGTCAACCTTAGCGGCAAGAAAAAATGGGCTGATTTCGCTGAGGGAGACGGCGGTGACATGCTTGATTTGTGGATGGCATGTCGTGGAATTAACCTGCATCAGGCTATGCAGGAAGCGAAAGCCTTTCTCGGAATCAAGGATGACGATCACCATTTCGATGCCAAACGTGAGAAGAAATTCTCCAGACCTGACCGCAAGAAAATCGCCCGCTACGTTACCAGAACAGAATCCCATCTTGAGTACCTGCAATCGCGTGGCATATCGCCAGAAGTCGTAAAGCGCTACGAGGTTGTCAGCGGCAAGGTGTGGAATGGAGAACGAGAACTTGATGCACTGGTGCTTCCGTACAAACGCGATGGTGAGTTGTTGCAGGTCAAGCGAATCAGCACTGAGCGACCGGACGGGAAGAAAGTCATTATGGCAGAAGGTGATTGCGAACCTTGTCTGTTCGGATGGCAGGCTCTGGACGCTGGCGTGAGGGCGGTTGTACTTTGCGAAGGCGAAATTGATTGTATGAGCTATGCGCAATACGGCATCTCGGCGTTATCCGTGCCGTTTGGTGGCGGGAAAGGCGCTAAGCAACAGTGGATTGAGTTTGAGTATCACAACCTCGACAGGTTTGAGGAAATATTCATCTCGATGGATGTTGATGATGTTGGTCGTGAAGCTGCAAGGGAAATCGCAAGCCGACTCGGTGAACATCGTTGCCGTCTTGTTACTCTGCCGTACAAAGACATCAACGAATGCCTGATGAACGGTGTTACCGAGGATGAAATCTGGCAGTACATCGGCACGGCATCCTACTTCGATCCTGAAGAACTCTACAGCGCGCGAGAGTTTTACCAGGACACTATCAACGCTTTCTACGGCAAGCAGCAGTATCTGTTTAATCCACCGTGGGAATCTCTGGCAGATAAATTCCAGTTCCGTGAGGCCGAGTTGACGCTGGTCAATGGTGTGAACGGTCACGGAAAAACGGAGGTTGTCGGGCATATGGCACTTGAGGCAATGCGTCAGGGTGTGAAGACGTGCATCGCGTCACTTGAGCTGAAGCCAGGCATTCTCCTTAAGCGACTTACCCGTCAGGCGACGTGCTGCAAGATGCCGCCAGTGCTGGAAATTGACTCTGCATTTAAATTTTATGACGAAAGACTTTGGGTGTTTGGCCTGACCGGAACGGCGAAAGCCGACAGGCTGATCGAAATATTCGACTACGCTCGCCGCCGATACGGCATCCAGTTATTCATCATCGACAGCCTGATGAAATGTGGCATAGGCGACGATGACTATAACGGGCAGAAGGCGTTTGTTGACTCGATTTGCGACTTCAAAAACAAAACAAACTCCCACGTCATTCTCGTTACTCACTCGCGAAAAGGAGACAGCGAAGAAAAACCAACCGGGAAAATGGACGTAAAAGGCTCTGGAGCGATAACAGACCTGACAGACAACCTTTTCATCATCTGGCGTAACAAGGCTCGCGAGAGAGCGTTACAGAGAGTTCAGAGTGGTGAAAAGATGTCAGAGAAGGACGAACAGCTACTGGCATCTCCGGCATCTGTTTTGATGCTTGAAAAGCAACGTAACGGCGAAAGTTGGGAAGGTGGTGTCCCGTTGTTCCTTGACGAGCAATCGCACCAGTTCCTGCAACTTGAATCAGGATCGCCATATAGCTACATCGCCAATATGCCGAAATCGGAATATGACGAGGCGTGGCGACAGGAAAACGTGACGGAGTATTAAATGACCATCTACATCACTGAGCTGATAGCAGGCCTGCTGGTAATCGCAGGCCTTTTTATTTGGGGGAGGGTAAATCGTGGTTGAGTTGATTTTTTCTGCATTGAGGATTCTCGGTGCTATGTGGATGGTGGCGACGTTCATTGTGGTTGCCAGCAGTTTTGTCCGGTTGGTAGGCGAAGGTAAAGACCTGGTTGGTGTGCTTTTCGGTAGCATTTTTCTGTGGGTGATTATCGGTGTTATGCCTGTTGTCGTAGCAAAAGTGGCGTGGCGTTTTGTGAGTTAATCGGAGGTTAATGTGAGCAAGTGCCAAAAGTGCAATAACACAGGAATGTGTGATAGCGGAGGTTCTACTCCTTGGGGAGAGCCGATTTTTATTGAATGTGACTGCCTTATGAAAGATGACGAAAGCAGATGCCAGTTTGAAGAGAGTTGGTTACGACGTGGGGGCGAATCTTCAGACCTTATCCGTTACCCTGAAAATCACCATGAAATTGGCAGTGGTGATATTGGTGGTCAATACGTGATGGACGATGTTCAAGGCCACTGGCAAACGTGGCAGGCATCGAGAGCAGCTATTGAAATTGAGCTGCAAAAGCCAAAGAAAGGCCCACTTCCCGGTGATTATCACATTGGCTATGACTCAGGTGCAGAATCGCAATACGAAAGCGATGTAGAGGCTATCCGCGCCGCTGGAATCAAAGTGAAGGAGTGAGCATGAGTCGACGAAGTAGCTTTTTGGGGTTTGTAATATTCCTGTCCTGCACTGGTTACATCGTAATCTGGTCAATTTCGAACATTGACCGTGGCGGGGAATATCTCATTGTAATGTTCTTTCCTTTGTTTCTTGGGTGGTACGCCGCAAGGTTGCTGGAAGAATGGGGTTACAGGCATAAAAAATAAAGGAGTGTTCAGTGAAGCAAACAATATTCCTCCGAACTAAGCAACAACAGCAAGCCGCAATCAACGCCATCCTCGCAACTCCTCTCGATAAAGACAAGCCAGTCACCATCCGCATTACTGACTACAAGCGAAATCTTGACCAGAACGCAAAATTTCACGCGATGGTCGCAGATATCGCCAGGCAAGTTCAGTGGCGCGATAAATGGTTAAAACCAGAACAATGGAAGGTTTTGTTGATCAGCGGTCATGCAGTGGCAACAAAGCAGGAAGCTGATGTTTTGCCCGGGCTTGAAGGCGAATACGTCAACATCCGCGAAAGCAGCGCGCAGATGAGTGTGAAGCGTATGGCAAGTCTGATCGAGTACACAACAGCATGGGCTATTGGTCAGGGTGTCAGATTTACCGACAGGAGGTACGAATGAGACGACAGCGACGAAGTATCACAGACATAATCTGCGAAAACTGCAAATACCTTCCAACGAAACGATCCAGAAATAAACGCAAGCCAATCCCAAAAGAATCTGACGTAAAAACCTTCAATTACACGGCTCACCTGTGGGATATCCGGTGGCTAAGACATCGTGCGAGGAAATGACAATGGATTATTCACAGTTAAGTGATTTTGAAATTAACAGAATGGTAGGAGACATAATTTTTAAAGGCCTTTGGGCATGTAAACCGGAAACGTCAGGGAATAACACCAACAAATGGTATTACGGAAATGCTGATACAACTTTTGAGCCATTAAACCCTTTACCTGACTACTGCAATGATCCGAGCGCCTCATGGCCTGTAATCGCAAAACATCAGATCAGCATATGTGCATACGAAAGAAATAATCCTGGAATGAAGAATGAATATTGGTGGGAGGCGGATAGATTTTGTGAATTTATTACCATAGACAACAACCCACTCCGTGCCGCCATGATTGTCTTTCTCATGATGCAGGACGCCAATAATGCTTAGCCCATCCCAATCCCTTCAATACCAGAAAGAAAGCGTCGAGCGAGCTTTAACGCGCGCTAACTGCGGTCAGAAGTTGCATGTGCTGGAAGTTCATGTGTGCTCCGATTGCTGCGCAGAACTGATGAGCGATCCGAATAGCTCAATGTACGAGGAAGAAGACGATGGCTAAACCAGCGCGAAGACGATGTAAAAACGAAGAATGTCGGGAATGGTTTCACCCTGCATTTGCTAATCAGTGGTGGTGTTCTCCAGAGTGTGGAACAAAGATAGCACTCGAACGACGAAGCAAAGAACGCGAAAAAGCGGAAAAAGCAGCAGAGAAGAAACGACGACGAGAGGAGCAGAAACAGAAAGATAAACTTAAGATTCGAAAACTCGCCTTAAAGCCCCGCAGTTACTGGATTAAACAAGCCCAACAAGCCGTAAACGCCTTCATCAGAGAAAGAGACCGCGACTTACCATGTATCTCGTGCGGAACGCTCACGTCTGCTCAGTGGGATGCCGGACATTACCGGACAACTGCTGCGGCACCTCAACTCCGATTTGATGAACGCAATATTCACAAGCAATGCGTGGTGTGCAACCAGCACAAAAGCGGAAATCTCGTTCCGTATCGCGTCGAACTGATTAGCCGCATCGGGCAGGAAGCAGTAGACGAAATCGAATCAAACCATAACCGCCATCGCTGGACTGTCGAAGAGTGCAGGGCCATCAAGGCGGAGTATCAGCAGAAACTCAAAGACCTGCGAAACAGCAGAAGTGAGGCCGCATGACGTTCTCAGTAAAAACCATTCCAGACATGCTCGTTGAAGCATACGGAAACCAGACAGAAGTAGCACGCAGACTGAAATGTAGCCGCGGCACGGTCAGAAAATACGTTGATGATAAAGACGGGAAAATGCACGCCATCGTCAACGACGTTCTTATGGTTCATCGCGGATGGAGTGAAAGAGATGCGCTATTACGAAAAAATTGATGGCAGCAAATACCGAAATATTTGGGTAGTTGGCGATCTGCACGGATGCTACACGAACCTGATGAAAAAACTGGAGACGATAGGATTCGACACCAAAAAAGACCTGCTTATCTCGGTTGGCGATTTGGTCGATCGCGGTACAGAGAACGTCGAATGCCTGGAATTAATCACATTCCCCTGGTTCAGAGTTGTACGTGGAAACCATGAGCAAATGATGATTGATGGCTTATCAGAGCGTGGAAACGTCAATCACTGGCTGCTTAATGGCGGTGGCTGGTTCTTTAATCTCGATTACGACAAAGAAATTCTGGCTAAAGCTCTTGCCCATAAAGCAGATGAACTTCCGTTAATCATCGAACTGGTGAGCAAAGATAAAAAATATATCATCTGCCACGCCGATTATCCTTGTGACGAATACGAGTTTGGAAGGCCAGTTGATCATCAGCAGGTAATCTGGAACCGCGAACGAATCAGCAACTCACAAGACGGGATCGTGAAAGAAATCAAAGGCGCGGACATGTTCATCTTTGGTCATACGCCCGCAGTGAAACCACTCAAATTTGCCAACCAGATGTATATCGATACTGGGGCAGTGTTCTGCGGAAATCTCACATTGATTCAGGTACAGGGAGAAGGCGCATGAGACTCGAAAGCGTAGCTAAATTTCATTCGCCAAAAAGCCCGATGATGAGCGACTCACCACGGGCTACGGCTTCTGACTCTCTTTCCGGTACTGATGTGATGGCTGCTATGGGGATGGCGCAATCACAAGCCGGATTCGGTATGGCTGCATTCTGTGGTAAGCACGAACTCAGCCAGAATGACAAACAAAAGGCTATCAACTATCTGATGCAATTTGCACACAAGGTATCGGGGAAATACCGTGGTGTGGCAAAGCTCGAAGGAAATACTAAGGCAAAGGTACTGCAAGTGCTCGCAACATTCGCTTATGCGGATTATTGCCGTAGTGCCGCGACGCCGGGCGCAAGATGCAGAGATTGCCACGGTACAGGCCGTGCGGTTGATATAGCCAAAACAGAGCAGTGGGGGAGAGTTGTCGAGAAAGAGTGCGGAAGATGCAAAGGCGTCGGCTATTCAAGGATGCCAGCAAGCGCCGCATATCGCGCTGTAACGATGCTAATCCCAAACCTTACTCAACCCACCTGGTCACGCACTGTTAAGCCGCTGTATGACGCTCTGGTGGTGCAATGCCACAAGGAAGAGTCAATCGCAGACAACATTTTGAATGCGGTCACACGTTAGCAGCATGATTGCCACGGATGGCAACATATTAACGGCATGATATTGACTTTTTGAATAAAGTTGGGTAAATTTGACATCAACGATGGATAAATGCACTCGTTAAATAAAGCCCTGAGTTAATATCTCGGGGCTTTTTGCGTTTTAAGCACGGCCTTTCTGAAAGCACATCAAACCAAATACCAGACAGACAAAAATAATCACCTTATCCGCTGTGGCTACGGTGCGGTGTGCTTTGCATAAAAGAAAACCAGCGCAATGGCTGGCTTCGTGAAAGCGGGTGGCATGAGGTTGCCCTAACAACCTCCTGCCGTTTTGCCCGTGCATATCGGTCACGAACAAATCTGATTACTAAACACAGTAGCCTGGATTTGTTCTATCAGTAATCGACCTTATTCCTAATTAAATAGAGCAAATCCCCTTATTGGGGGTAAGACATGAAGATGCCAGAAAAACATGACCTGTTAGCCGCCATTCTCGCGGCAAAGGAACAAGGCATCGGGGCAATCCTTGCGTTTGCAATGGCGTACCTTCGCGGCAGATATAATGGCGGTGCGTTTACAAAAACAGTAATCGACGCAACGATGTGCGCCATTATCGCCTGGTTCATTCGTGACCTTCTCGACTTCGCCGGACTAAGTAGCAATCTCGCTTATATAACGAGCGTGTTCATCGGCTACATCGGTACTGACTCGATTGGTTCGCTTATCAAACGCTTCGCTGCTAAAAAAGCCGGAGTAGAAGATGGTGGAAATCAATAATCAACGTAAGGCGTTCCTCGATATGCTGGCGTGGTCAGAGGGAACTGATAACGGACGACAGAAAACCAGAAATCATGGTTATGACGTCATTGTAGGTGGTGAGCTATTCACTGATTACTCCGATCACCCCCGCAAACTTGTCACGCTAAACCCCAAACTCAAATCAACAGCTGCCGGACGCTACCAGCTTCTTTCCCGTTGGTGGGATGCCTACCGTAAGCAGCTTGGCCTGAAAGACTTCTCTCCCAAAAGCCAGGACGCTGTTGCGCTGCAGCAGATTAAGGAGCGTGGCGCTTTGCCGATGATTGATCGCGGTGATATCCGTCAGGCAATCGACCGTTGCAGCAATATCTGGGCTTCACTGCCTGGCGCTGGTTATGGTCAGTTCGAGCATAAGGCTGACAACCTGATTGCAAAATTCAAAGAAGCAGGCGGAGCGGTCAGAGAGATTGAGGTATGAGCAGAGTAACCGCGATTATCTCCGCTCTGGTTATCTGCATCATCGTTTGCCTGTCATGGGCTGTTAATCATTACCGTGATAACGCCATTACCTACAAAACCCAGCGCGATAAAGCCACGTACATCATCGCTGACATGCAGAAGCGTCAACGTGATGTAGCAGAACTCGACGCCAGATACACAAAGGAGCTTGCTGATGCTAACGCGACTATCGAAAGTCTCCGTGCTGATGTTTCTGCTGGTCGTAAGCGCCTGCAAGTCGCCGCCACCTGTGCAAAGTCAACGACCGGAGCCAGCAGCATGGGCGATGGAGAAAGCCCAGGACTTACAGCAGATGCTGAACTCAATTATTACCGTCTCCGAAGTGGGATCGACAGGATAACCGCGCAGGTTAACTACCTGCAGGAGTACATCAGGACGCAATGCCTTCGATGATAGCGATAATTTTACTCATCATCCTTCACATCTGGCTCTGTAGACAGGGTGGTGATCACTTCTGGAGTGAATCCAGATTAAACATCTCATTGCTGATGCTTGATATTGAGCATCTGGCGCGCAGTAAGGGGCTGCGTTGAGATAAGAGCCAGTCATCACAAACACCAGGATTTAGCCTCGCATTCGCGGGGTTTTTTATTCCCAACTCCATAGGTAATTTTATGACCCAGCATATTGGCGTAAAACTGATTAACGCCTTTCCGATGACGAGACAGGCATATAACGATTTTCGTGGCTGGCAGCTTCCTGCCGGAGAAAACGGCGAGGACGAAGGCTATCTGGTTGAATATCTGGATGGCGGAAAACCTAACACCGATCGCTTTGATGGCTACGTTAGCTGGAGTCCAAAAGAAGTATTCGAAAAGGCTTATCGTCCGGTATCAGGACTAAGTTTCGGCCTTGCCATGGAAGCGTTAAAACAGGGCAAAAGTTTGCAGCGGGCAGGATGGAATGGGAAAGACCAGTTTGTTTATCTCGTGAAAGGGGAAAAATTAGCGTCTGCGTTGGGTTATGGCTTTGGCGAATATGTTGGCGAGCCAACTTTCAATGACACGCTTGTATTGAAAAACTCACAGAACCGCCTTGCTACATGGGTTCCATCCATTGGCGACCTGATGGCTGAAGACTGGCAAATCATTTAACCATGTAGGCATTACAAAGCCTATCTACGGGTGGGCTTGATAATGAAACCGGAGTTAATTTCTGGTCACTAATTAACGGCAGTACAGCGAAACAACCCAAGCCAGTAAGTGGGGAAATAACACTGGCAGCCACTGAAAGATGAACCTCCTGCCTTATGGCAAAAAAGATTCTTTGTGGTGGCGGACTGATGGAAAGACATCGGTTATTGCAGAGACCATTCAATGAGTGGTCTCGACAATGGCTTATACCCTACACGGGATAACTTAACTGATATCCCTTTTAACGGATAAACGGAGCCAACAATGGCAGAGATTATTCCCATGACTGAAGAACAGAAATTCCAGTTAGAGATTTACAAACTGGTCATGAACCAGAACGCAGCCGCAGAAGAAGCATTTCAATTCATCGGCACTGACGAACTGAAGCTTGAGCTATTCAAAATTCACTTCCAGTCAGGCGGCGCTAATTCAGATATCACGACCCGCACTATCGAAGCGGTGCGTAAATCGAAGGAAGCGTTAGACCTGTTCACTACCGGAGCATAAACATGGCGCGCCCAACAAAGTATCAAGAGGCGTACGCCGAACAGGCACGCAAACTGTGCTTGCTGGGCTACACCGATGCAGAGCTTGCTGATTTCTTCGAAGTCAGTGAGTCAACTATTAACAAGTGGAAGCTTGATTATCCTGAGTTTTCGGAGTCCATAAAAAAGGGTAAGGCCGTCGCTGATGCAGAAGTTAGTGATCGTCTTTATCAACGCGCTATGGGCTTCGTGGCTCCAGACATCGATATTCGTGTTATTGAAAACAGAATTGTCGAAACTCCGCTTGAGAAGTATTACCCGCCTGATACAACCGCCGCCATCTTCTGGCTTAAGAACCGACAGAAGGATAAATGGCGCGACAAGCAAGAAGTTGAACACACCGGAGAGGTTAACCTGATTCAGCGCATTCAGGAGGCCAGAAAACGCGCGAGAGGTGAGTAATGTCGTCAGAATTCGAGGCAATGCTTGCCGATGATATGGGGCGATTCTTTTACGATCCGCTTGGCTTCGTTATGTATGCGTTTGATTGGGGAACTGGTGAGCTTGAGGGCTTTGACGGGCCCGATGAATGGCAGAAAGAGTTTCTGACAGATTGGGGAGACGCAATCAGGACTAATAACTTCGACGGTGTTAAACCTGTTGAAGCCTATCGTTGCGCTACCAGCTCTGGTCACGGTATCGGTAAAAGTGCTCTAACTGCCTGGGTCATTCTGTACATCCTCAGCACTCGTCCTTTCTGCAAGGGCGTCGTGACAGCCAATACCTCTGAACAGCTTCGCACCAAAACATGGGGCGAGCTGGGCAAGTGGAAGAAGCGGTGCATCACTGGTCACTGGTTTGAGTACAACAACGGCAAAGGCAACATGAACATCTACCATGTGGATCACATGGAATCATGGCGCTGTGACGGCCAGACGTGTCGGGAAGAGAACAGCGAGTCATTTGCTGGCCTGCATGCAGCTAACTCAAGCCCGTTCTACATCTTCGATGAAGCCTCAGCGGTTCCTGACAAAATTTGGGAAGTAGCAGAGGGCGGCCTTACTGACGGCGAGCCTTTCTGGTTTGCATTTGGGAACCCGACCCGTAACACCGGTCGATTCCGAGAGTGCTTCCGCAAGTTCAAACACCGATGGCGTCGACGTCAAATTGATAGCCGCCTGGCAAAGATGACCAACAAAGAGCTCATTGAAGAGTGGCGCAAGGATTACGGTGAAGACAGCGACTTCTTTAAAGTACGTGTTCGCGGTCTATTCCCATCGACATCAGAAGTCCAGTTCATACCTCAGGCATATGTGGATGAGGCCATGTCTCGCACGCTTGAGCCCGGGTCTTACACATTCGCATCCAAAATAATCGGCGTTGACCCTGCTTACACAGGTAGTGATGAGGCATCAATTTACCTTCGCCAGGGTCTTCATGCGCGCCTGCTTGGCACCTACCCGAAAACAGATGACGACGTTAAGTTCGCGCAAATCGTCGCAGGATTTGAGGATGAGCATAAGGCAGATGCAGTGTTCATAGACTTCGGGTATGGCACCGGAATTCACTCAATAGGTAGGTCGTGGGGAAGGAAGTGGCAGCTGGTTAACTTTGGGGGTGAATCCAAAGACCCCGGCATGCTGAACAAGCGCGGTGAGATGTGGAACTCAATGAAGTCATGGCTCAAAGAAGGGGGAAGTATCGATGATCAGCAAACAGCTGACGAAATCGTTGCTCCTGAGTACAGGGTTAAGCTCGATGGGCGCATCGTCCTTGAGGCCAAAGAGGACATGAAGCGCCGTGGGGTTCCTTCACCAAACCGCGCTGATGCGTTAGCCCTGACGTTTGCATTCCCGGTAGTCAAAAACAAACCAACTAAGCCATTACCGGCTCCAATTCGTCCAATTTCCAGAGGTAGATAATGGCCGACCAAGACGACAAATTGCGAACCATTCTCCTTCGGTTTGACAGGGATTGGGCAGCAAGCGATGAGGCCAGAACCGAGGCGACAAATGACCTGTATTTTAGCCGAGTGTCGCAATGGGATGACTGGCTATCAAACTACACCACCCTGCAATATCGCGGACAATTCGATGTTGTCCGCCCGGTGGTCAGGAAGCTGGTCGCAGAGATGCGCCGGAACCCTATCGACGTTCTCTTCCGACCAAAAGACGGTGCTAATCCTGATGCAGCCGATGTGTTGATGGGGATGTATCGTACTGATATGCGCCATAACACGGCAAAAATTGCCGTTAACGTTGGCGTTCGTGAGCAGATAGAGTCCGGCGTTGGTGCATGGCGTCTGGTCACGCAGTACGAAGACAACGATCCAACAAGCAACAATCAGGTAATTCGACGCCTGCCAATTCATGAAGCCTGCTCACACGTCATATGGGACGCCAACAGCAAGCAGATGGATAAGAGCGACGCTAAGCACTGCACGGTGATTAACGCCTTGTCGCGCAATGGCTGGAAAGAGTTCGCAGAGGATTACGGTATTGATCCGGACACCTTGCCATCTTTCCAGAATCCGAACGATACATGGCTGTTTCCGTGGGTATCGAATGATGTCGTCTACGTCGCTGAGTATTACGAGGTCGAAGAGAAGAAAGAGAAAGTCTTCATCTACCGCGACCCGCTGACAGGTGAGCCAGTTAGCTATTACCAGCAGGATATCAAAGACGTCATCGACGACCTGGCTAATCGTGGATTCATTAAGGTAGCAGAGCGTAAGGTGAAGCGTCGGCGTGTGTATAAGTCGATCATCACCTGCACGCAGATACTGAAAGACCGCGAGAAGATAGCCGGAGAGCATATTCCAATCGTTCCAGTGTATGGCGAATGGTCATTCGCTGGTGACAAGGAGTGCTACGAAGGAGTGGTAAGGCTGACGAAAGACGGTCAACGCCTTCGTAACATGATCATGTCATTCAACGCCGATATTGTTGCTCGTTCACCGAAGAAGAAACCGACCTTCTTCCCTGAGCAAATCGAAGGCTACGAATACATGTACGGTGGAAATGATGACTATCCGTACTATCTGCAGAACAGGACCGATGAAAACGGTAACGACCTGCCGATTGGTCCAATCTCCTACATGGAAAACCCTGAAGTGCCGCAAGCCAACGCTTACATGCTTGAGGCTGCCACCAACGCAGTGAAAGAAGTGGCTAGTCTTGGTGTGGATGCGCAGGCAGCAAACTCTCAGGTCGCTTTCGATACCGTCAATCAACTGAACATGCGGGCAGACCTTGAGACATACGTGTTTCAGGATAACCTGGCTACCGCAATGCGACGTGATGGCGAGATTTATGCCTCAATGGTCAACGATATTTATGACGTTCCTCGCCATGTAACGCTGACACTTGAAGATGGTAGCGAGAAAGACGTTCAACTCTACGCGCAAGTTGTCGATTACCAGTCCGGCAATGTGGTCACACTCAACGACATTCGCGGTCGCTATGAGTGCTATACAGACGTTGGACCATCCTTCCAGAGTATGAAGGAACAGAACCGCGCAGAGATTCAGGAGTTGCTCACCAAGGTTCCGCAAGGTACTCCAGAGTTCCAGATGCTGATGCTGCAATACTTCACGCTGCTTGACGGTAAAGGCGTCGAGATGATGCGAGAGTACGCGAACAAGCAACTGGTGATGATGGGGCTGAAGAAACCAGAAACACCTGAAGAGATGGAGATGGTGCAGCAGGCACAACAACAGCCGCAGCAGCCATCAGCAGAGCAAATTCAGGCGCAGGGTATCCTTCTGCAAGGTCAGGCTGAATTGCTCAAGGCAGAGAACCAACAGGCGCAGATTCAGGTTGAAGCCGCCAAGGTTGAAGCCCAAAACCAACTCAACGTCGCGAAGATTGCAGAAATCTTCAACAATATGGACCTCGACAAGCAGGCAGAACTGCGTGAGTACCTCAAGCTCGTAGGTCAATTCCAGCAACAGCGCAGCAAAGATGCTCGTGCTAACGCTGAGCTGCTTCTTAAAGATGCAGACCAGACTCATTCACAACGCATGGATTTCGCGAATCTTATGCGTCAAGTTCAAATCCCCTCCGGCGGAGTAGCCGAGACACCTCAATAAGAGAGAGTTAACCATGGACCAAACCACCGACATTCAGGCTTCTGAAGAATTAACCCTGCCCGGCAATCATGCAGCGGCATCTGCTGATGGCTTAGTTGTCGATAATGCCAACGACAGCGCAGGTCAGGAAGAAGGCTTTGAGATTGTCCTGAAAGACGATGAGAAACCAAAACAAGACCCGGCAACTAATGCTGAATTTGCCCGTCGCCGCATCGAACGCAAACGCCAGCGTGAGCTTGAGCAGCAGATGGAAGCGGTTAAGCGTGGAGAGTTGCCGGAGCACCTGCGGGTGAACCCTGAGTTACCAAAACAACCAGACCCTAACGATTATCTTTCCGAAGATGCACTGGCTAAGTACGACTATGACCAGAGCCGCGCACTGGCTGCCTTCCAGCAGGCAAACAGTGAATGGCAGATCAAGGCTATGGACGCACGAAGCCAGGCTGTCGCCGAGCAGGGTCGCAAAACTCAGGAGTTCACCCAGCAATCAGCGCAATACGTCGAGGCAGCCCGTAAGCACTACGACGCAGCGGAAAAGCTCAATATCCCTGACTATCAGGAGAAAGAGGATGCATTCATGCAACTGGTGCCGCCAGCAGTCGGTGCCGACATCATGCGCCTCTTCCCGGAGAAATCCGCTGCTCTCATGTATCACCTTGGTGCTAATCCTGAGAAAACACGCCAGTTGCTGGCGATGGACGGGCAATCCGCGCTGATTGAACTCACTCGACTGTCAGAACGTTTAACTCTCAAGCCTCGAGCCAAACCTGTTTCAGAAGCCCCGCTACCTGATGAACCCATTCAGGGACACGCTGTTGCTGCAAATATATCTGCGATTGAAAAGCAGATGGAAGCGGCAGCAAACAAAGGGGATGTAGAGACATACCGCAAGCTCAAGGCGCAACTGAATAAAGGAATTCGATAATGGCATTAAATGAAGGTCAACTGGTCACGTATGCTCTGGATGAAATCATCGAAACCGTCCAGAACCTGACGCCAATGGCGTCCAAAGTGACAAAATACACCCCTCCGGCAGAATCCATGCAGCGTTCAAGCAACACCGTGTGGATGCCTGTTGAGCAGGAAGCGCCAACCCAGACTGGCTGGGATTTAACTGGCAATGCAACCGGGATTCTGGAACTCTCCGTGAAATGCAACATGGGCGATCCGGATAACGATTTCTTCGAGCTTCGTGCAGATGACCTGCGTGATGAGCGTTCTTACCGTCGCCGCATCCAGGCATCTGCCAAAAAACTGGCGAATAACATTGAGTCAGCGATTGCCAAACAGGCAACTGAAATGGGCTCACTTGTTGTTCACGATACCCGCGCAATTGGTCCATCTACTGGCCTGTCTGGCTGGGATTTTGTGTCTGATGCAGAGCGCCTGATGTTCTCCCGCGAACTCAACCGCGACATGGGCATCAGTTACTTCCTGAACCCTGACGATTACCGCAAAGCAGGCCGCAACCTGGTAGATGGTGACATCTTTGGGCGCGTTCCTGAAGAAGCTTATCGCAACGGTACTATTCAGCGTCAGATTGCTGGCTTTGATGAAATTCTTCGCTCACCGAAACTTCCTGCAGTTACCAAGTCAACCGCTACTGGTGTAACTGTTTCTGGTGCGCAGAAGTTTAAGCCGCAGGCGTACACCCTTGATACCGATGGTAACAAAGAGAACGTCGACAACCGTGTTGCAACGGTGACCGTATCCTCCACCACCGGATTTAAGCGCGGCGACAAAATCAGTTTCACTGGTGTGAAATTCCTGTCTCAGATGGCGAAGAACGTGCTGACTGATGATGCTACTTTCTCAATCACCCGTGTGATCGATGGTACTCACATCGAAATCACGCCGAAACCGATTGCACTGGATGACTCGTCACTGACAAAAGAAGAGAAGGCTTACGCTAACGTAAACACCTCTCTTGCTGATACCACTCCGGTAAACGTTCTGAACGTGGCAACAACCACCGCTAACGTGTTCTGGGCTGATGACTCAATCCGCCTACTGTCTCAGCCGATCCCGGTAACCCATGAACTGTTTGCTGGCATGAAAACGTCTTCCTTCAGCATTCCTGGTATTGGTGTTAACGGCATCTTCGCAACGCAGGGTGATATCAACACTCTGTCTGGTAAGTGCCGTATTGCTGTGTGGTATTCAGCATGTGCTGTACGACCAGAGGCAATTGGTGTTGGTCTGCCTAACCAGACTGAGTGATAACCAGAGGGAGCTTCGGCTCCCTTTTTTATCTGGAGACAAGCATGACACACATGATCTTTCGTCATGGAGACATGAAGAAATGGAAAGGCGTTGGATACGACTTTGAAATCGTGAAAGCCGAAGAGATTCAGGAATATCTGGATGCTGGTTGGTTTGCACATCCCGATGACCTTCTGAAGGACGTTGCAGAGCCAGAGCCAGAAGAAAAACAGCGTAAAAAGCCTGGTCGAAAACCTAAGGCGGCAGCAGATGAACCTGACAACGAAGGGTGATTTAGTTCTTGCGGCATTACGTAAGCTCGGTGTGGCATCAAATGCCACGTTAACCGATGTCGAACCGCAGTCTATGGAAGACGGCGTCAACGACCTTGAAATGATGATGGCTGAATGGCTTGGCGGTGATGTGTCACCTGGTATCAACGTTGGCTACATTTTCGCTGATGCAGATGTCGCTCCAGATCCGGGCGATGAGCACGGTTTATCAAATAACGCTATCAATGCTGTCATTTTCAACCTTGCCTGCCGCATTGCACCGGATTATGCGCTGGAAGCGTCAGCAAAACTTATAACCACTGCCAGATACGGGAAAGAGAGACTCGTCAAACTGTCTGCAATGTACAGAGCAAAAGCAGCTAAATGTAAGTCCGGTTATCCAAACCGTATGCCTGTTGGTAGCGGTAATCAGTTGGCGAAGTGGAACGGTTGGAATTACTTCCACCGGAAGGAACCTTGCGATAACGGGAGCGAATAAATGCCGGTTCAGCAACTTCCGCTTATGAAAGGTGTCGGCAAAGACTTTAGAAACGCCGACTATATCGACTATCTGCCAGTGAATATGTTGGCTACACCCAAAGAAATACTCAACAGCAGCGGATATCTTCGCTCATTCCCGGGCATTGCCAAACGTTCTGATGTGAATGGTGTATCTCGCGGTGTAGAGTACAACATGGCGCAGAGTGCTGTTTATCGCGTGTGTGGTGGGAAGCTCTACAAAGGCGAAAGCGAAGTCGGTGACGTCGCTGGAAGTGGTCGCGTATCAATGGCGCATGGTCGGACATCTCAGGCTGTAGGCGTTAATGGTCAACTGGTCGAGTATCGCTATGATGGCACGGTTAAAACCGTCTCAAACTGGCCTACAGACAGCGGATTCACACAGTATGAGTTAGGCTCAGTCCGCGATATTACGCGCTTACGTGGGCGTTATGCGTGGTCAAAAGACGGAACTGATTCATGGTTTATCACTGACCTTGAAGACGAATCGCATCCTGACCGTTACAGCGCACAATATCGCGCAGAATCGCAGCCGGACGGTATCATCGGCATCGGAACATGGCGAGACTTCATCGTCTGCTTTGGTTCATCGACGATTGAATATTTCTCCCTGACTGGTGCAACCACTGTTGGTGCCGCTTTGTATGTCGCACAACCATCGCTGATGGTGCAGAAAGGCATCGCCGGAACTTACTGCAAAACGCCGTTTGCTGATTCGTATGCGTTCATCAGCAATCCGGCAACAGGTGCGCCGTCTGTGTACATCATCGGCTCCGGTCAGGTGTCACCAATCGCCAGTGCGAGCATTGAGAAAATCCTCCGCTCCTACACTGCTGATGAACTGGCTGATGCCGTAATGGAGTCTCTGCGATTTGATGCGCATGAGCTGCTGATTATCCATCTTCCGCGCCATGTCCTCGTATACGACGCATCTTCAAGCGCCAATGCTCCGCAATGGTGTGTGTTGAAAACAGGCCTGTATGACGATGTGTACCGCGCTATCGACTTCATTTACGAAGGCAATCAGATAACGTGCGGCGATAAGCTGGAATCGGTGACCGGGAAATTGCAGTTCGACATCAGCAGCCAGTACGACAAGCAACAGGAACACCTTCTGTTTACTCCGTTGTTCAAAGCAGATAACGCCAGATGCTTTGATCTGGAGGTGGAATCATCGACGGGTGTTGCGCAGTACGCTGACCGCCTGTTTCTGTCTGCAACCACTGATGGCATCAATTGGGGTCGTGAGCAGATGATTGAGCAGAATGAACCGTTCGTTTACGACAAACGCGTTTTGTGGAAAAAAGTAGGGCGCATCAGGAAAAACATTGGCTTCAAATTGCGCGTTATCACTAAGTCACCTGTCACTCTTTCAGGCTGCCAGATAAGGATCGAGTAATGGCTGATTCGAATCTCAATGAGCCGGTAATCATCCAGGCTGCGCGGCTCGACACATCAGTTCTTCCACGCAATATCTTCTCGCAGTCGTATCTGCTTTACGTTATTGCACAGGGCACTGATGTTGGTAACGTGGCTAACAAGGCCAACGAGGCCGGACAGGGCGCTTATGACGCACAAGTCAGGAACGATGAGCAGGATGTGATTCTGGTCGATCACGAAATTCGACTGGCATTGGCTGAAGCGAAGATACAGGACCACGAAACAAGGATCACTAACGCAGAAGCGGCGATAGTCGGCCTTGATTCGCGATTAACGACAGCAGAAAACGATATTGATTATCTGACTGATGAAGTTGTCGCCATTCAAAACACGCTTTCAGACCATGAAACGCGCATTGATGCTCTGGAGTATGCCACTACTCGCAAAAAGTCAGAGGTTGTTTACTCTGGCGTATCTGTAACCATTCCGACAGCGCCGACCAACCTTGTTAGCCTGCTGAAAACGCTCACGCCGTCATCCGGCGCGTTGGCACCATTCTTCGACACCGTTAACAACAAGATGGTTGTGTTCAACGAGAACAAAACCTTGTTCTTCAAGCTTTCGATAGTAGGGTCGTGGCCCAGCGGAACCGCCAACAGGTCAATGCAGCTAACCTTTTCCGGCTCTGTTCCTGACACGTTGGTCAGCAGTCGTAATGCGGCGACAACAACCGACAACATCCTGTTAGCTACGTTCTTCAGCGTGGATAAAGACGGCTTTCTTGCCACAAATGGCAGTACGTTAACCATTCAGTCAAATGGGGCGGCGTTTACTGCCACAACCATCAAGATAATCGCGGAGCAGTAATGATTCAGTTCAAACCAACGCGAAACATCGACCTGATCGAAGCAGTAGGAAATCACCCTGACATCATCGCCGGGAGCAACAACGGTGATGGATACGACTACAAACCTGATTGCCGTTACTTTGAGGTGAACGTGCACGGGCAGTTCGGCGGCATTGTTTACTATCAGGAGATTCAGCCGCTGACATTCGATTGCCACGCCATGTACCTGCCAGAGGTTCGTGGCTTCAGCAAGGAAATCGGGCTGGCGTTCTGGCGATACATTCTGACTAACACCACCGTTCAGTGCGTCACATCGTTCGCCGCGCGCAAATTCCGCCACGGGCAGATTTACTGCGCAATGATTGGCCTTAAGCGTGTAGGAACCATCAAGAAATACTTCAAAGGCGTGGATGACGTGACGTTTTACAGCGCCACACGCGAAGAACTAATCGACTTCCTGAATCACGGGAGATAGCCATGTTATATGCATTTAAGCTGGGCAGAAAACTGCGCGGCGAGGAACCTTATTGCCCTGAAAAAGGCGGTAAAGGTGGCAGTTCTGATAAAAGTGCAAAGTATGCCGCAGAAGCTCAGAAGTATGCCGCAGACCTGCAAAATCAACAGTGGCAGACGATCATGAAAAACCTTGCTCCGTTCACGCCGCTTGCGGAGCAGTATGTTAACCAGCTTCAGAATCTTTCCAGTTTAGAAGGTCAGGAGCAGGCACTTAATCAGTATTACAACTCTCAGCAGTATAAAGACTTGGCAGGTCAGGCTCGCTACCAGAATCTTGCTGCTGCGGAGGCGACGGGGGGACTTGGTTCGACAGCCACAAGCAATCAACTGGCTACGATTGCTCCGACTCTCGGTCAGTCGTGGTTATCAAACCAGATGAGCAACTACAACAATCTGGCAAACATTGGCCTTGGTGCGCTGCAAGGTCAGGCGAACGCCGGGCAGACATACGCCAACAACATGAGCAGCATTGCACAGCAAAGCGCAGCTCTTGCCGCTGCTAACGCCAATAAACCATCAGGCCTTCAGACAGCAATTAGCGGCGGAGCTTCAGGAGCTATGACTGGCGCTGCTCTTGGCTCTATTGTTCCCGGACTTGGCACTGGATTAGGTGCGGCAATTGGCGGCGGACTTGGCCTGCTTGGCTCGTTGTTTTAAGGGGGAATCATGGCTACTTGGCAAGGATCAAATGGCGGATTGTTGGCCGGTATCGGTGGTGTGAACTCAAACGCTCCGAGCGTAAATGACATCGGCAATACGCTTCAGCTTATCAGGCAGAACAATGATATTGAGCGTTCAGGAGCCAATAATATTGGGTTGACTGCTTTGCAAGGTATTTCAGGTATTGCGGGTGTTTTTCAGCAGGAAAAGCAGGCTCAGCGGCAGAAAGAATTTCAGCAGGCATACGCTAATGCTTATGCGTCTGGTGATCGCGGTGCTTTGCGTCAGTTGGCTACTCAATATCCAGACCAGATTGAATCTGTTCGTAAAGGCATGGGATTCATTGATGAAGACCAGCGCAATTCTATCGGCACATTAGCGGCTGGCGCACGCCTTGCATCATCGTCTCCAGAAGCAATGCAATCATGGCTGCAAAACAACGCCAAGGAACTGGCGCGCGTCGGTGTTGATCCTAACAACGTTGCTCAGATGTATCAGCAGAATCCTTCAGGATTTGGTGAGTTTGTTGATCACCTTGGGATGGCTGCTCTTGGTCCGATTGATTACTTCAATGTTCAGGACAAGATGGCTGGTCGTGAGATTGACCGAGGCAGGCTGGCAGAGACAATCCGCAGCAATCAGGCTGGCGAGGCACTTCAGGCGAGAGGGCAAAACCTTTCCTATCAGTCAGCAATGACTGGACACGGACTTGCAGCAGAAAGACTGGCACTTGATAAGCAGAAATTCGGTTTTGAAGTACAACAGGCACAAAAGAAGGCCGATGAACTTATTAATGCTGCGCCAAAACTATCCGTGAACATGGAAAAGGCTATAGAAAAATCAGCAGGTGATGCGGCAGCTAGTCGTAATGCTGCCGATTCAATGACAACGCTTGCTGACACGCTGGAGAAGGAGAAGCCAACTCCTGGTTTGTTCGGTAACGCTGAAAATATGTTCACTAAGCTTACGGGGCAAGATAACTACCTCCGAGATATGCGGATTAGATTCAACCAACTAGCCAATGCGCAGGCAACCAAGCTTCTCCCTCCCGGCCCTGCATCAGATAAGGATATTGAGTTTGCAAGGAAAGGCATTCCAAGCGAAACGGATAATCCAATGGTCATGGCTCGATGGTTAAGGGGTATGGCAAAAATGGAAAGTAATAACGCGAAGTTCAACGAGTTTAGGTCAGAGTGGATGAGTGCAAACGGCAGCCCAGGACAATCTGATCGCAACCGAAACATCATGGGGATGGATGTTAAGAAGGGTGAATCATTGAACTCTGCGGCAAAACGTTTTCTTTCCTCAAGTTATGGCGATAGCCAACCTCAACAGCAATTGTCCGATGACGAATTAATTAGCAAATATCTCGGAGGGCAGTAATGGCCTATAGTCGTGAACAGTTGATGACGGCGTTAAGGAATGCTGATGCTGCCGGCGATACTGAGGGAGCACGTCGCATTGCTCAGATGCTGTCTTCTGGTGATCAATCCACTCAAAACCAATCGCAGCCAGAAGAACAATCTCTGGTAGGAAAAGCCACTGACTGGCTCACTGGTGGTCAAAGCGCAGGGCAAATTGCAGAACAGGCTGGCCGTGGTCTGGTAAACATACCATTTGACGTGTTACAGGGTGGTGCAAGCCTGATTAATGCAATCAGTCAGGGGCTTGGTGGTCCCAAGGTTTTGGATGATGTCTATCGTCCAGTCGATCGACCGACAGACCCTTACGCGCAAGTCGGTGAAACAATTGGTGGGTATCTCCTGCCAATTGGCACAGCGGCAAAAGCTGCTGGAGCGCCAGCAAAGCTCGCTGGAGATATCGGTTCCGCAGGAAACATGATTGCAGGTTCTCTTGCTGATGCTGCAAATCAGGAGGGAGACTTTGCACAAAATGCTGCCATTAACGGTGGTATCAATATTGGTGCTCAAGGCGTTCTTTCAGGTGTCGGGCGCGTTATTGCGCCAAGGGTTTCACAGGCTCTTGGTGGTGCAGCACTGAATTCTGCTAATGATGTTTCCAGGATGGCAAAGTCAGGTGCTGGGCGTCAGTCAATTGCCAGTCAGGCCGCTAATGTGTCCGAAGATGTAGCAAAAGCGGCTGAGTCTGCTGGAATTGATATAAACGCATTAACACCAGGAATGCGATCTGGAAGTCGTGGAATTGCACAAGCCGAAGGCGCATTGGCATCAACACCAGGAATTGTTCAGGACGCCCATCAGGCAGCATTTGACGAAATATCATCAAAGTTAAGTCGAAACCTTGATGAATTTGGGGCCGCATCTGGAACGGCATCAGAAAAAAGTGCGGCTATAAAACAAAGGATTCTTCAAAATCTTGATCAGATGAAGGATGCCGAGCGCGCGGCATGGGATGACGTGCGGTCAACGATGCCAAATCAAAAAGCAAGAATGCTAAATGGTAATGCCGTTATTCAGGCAGAGCGATCTGCTGGCATACCGCTTACTCCTGAAATGAAACAGTTTGTTCAGGCAAACAATCAAGGTGGAGTAACATTTGATGGCATGAAAGCATGGAGAGCGAAATTTGCTGATGCGGAGCAAAAATATAAGCGTAGCGGAGAGGCAAATGCGGCAAGGAGAGCAGGGGAAATACGCCGGGCAATTACTGATGATATGCGCACAATGGCGGAAAACGGCGGATTTCTTGATGACTGGCAGAAAGCTAATGATCTGTCTAAAGCGAGGTTATCAGCACAAGAGAGTGCAGAGTCTGTTTTCGGGCGTGATTTGGCAACAGATACACTGATTACGAATGGAGTAAAATCCCTTCAATCATCGTCAGCTAAAGGTCTTAATGGTCCTGCTGGGTTCCATTCTATGATCCGCGCGCTGCCAGAATCAGAGCGTGTTCCTGCTATATCATCAATGTTGCAAGATGCTATCTCGCATGGTGTACGTGGTGGCAAAGCTGATGCAGCAGGAATTAACCATATCGCAGAGATACTCACTCCACAAAATGTAAAAGCCATTAGCCGATATTCCTCAGAGCTTGGAAGAATTGCAGATGCATATGGCACTCTTGCAAGAGCAGCAGTGAAACCTCAGCAGTATATTGAAAGAACAGGGCGAACTGCCAATGTACTACGCGATCTGGATGCTGGTTTATCCAACGTTACATCAACAGTGTTAAATGCAATTGCCAATTCAACATCAGGTGCCATTGTTGGTGGAGCAGGAGGAGGGGGCGTTGCTGGCGCTGCCGCTGGCGCTTTAGTTGGCGCAGGGTTAAAAGGCGCTGTATCTAAAATTGCCACCACACGTAGTGGTCGGTATGCGATAGAGAAAGCCGTTCAGGAAGCCACTAAAGCAGTAAGAACCGGCGGAAGCAAAGAAGCATTAGCTGCGGCGGAACGCAGATTTATGGCAAATAAGGCCGCTGTAAAAGCGATACGTGATACAGTCGGAAACGAAGAGTTTCAGCGATTAGCGAGGGCTGGGATTGTGGCATCGCTAAGCGGAATGGCACAGGAGTAATTAGTCGTCCACGGATGGATTGAGCTTATCTCGTGCTTCACATTTGGTTGTTTTGTCATTAGGATGTTTCCGGTTTTTTAAATATGGAAATTGATATGAAGAGGATCATTGCGGTTGCTTGTTTTAATGTCTTTCTTTTATCTGGTTGTGCAACATCTTCTAAAACATACGCCCCTGATGGTAGAGAAGCATACACTATTGATTGCTCAGGTCTGGGGGGATCATGGGGGATGTGCCTAACTAAGGCTGGCGATTTGTGTGGAAGCAAAGGATATGATGTACTGACATCAGCTGGAGATAAAGGATTTATAGCATCAGCAAACCCCGAAATGGCGTTTGCAGGCAATACCATCTCAAGGAATTTACTCATCGCTTGTAAAAAGTGAACTAGCGCCATGGATGGCTATCTTATTGATTTACCATAATTATACATCTCAACATGAGCGCTGGCATACGCTCTCGCTGAATGATCATCAATTAAAGCTTTCTTTGCAGCTTTATAGTTATATTCCCATAATAAATTTGTATCATATGACTGATTTTCAATTCCTTTTTCACAAGTAAATATCAATCCGTTTATTGTTGATATTTCAACCGGGCTAATTTTCCCATCGGTGCCACTGCGCAATCCAGAGAGGATAAGGTCTCTATCACCTGTAAGTAACTTGCGATAATAAACATCAGCTGCCTTTGCAGAGCATTCTGCACTAGATGCAAAAGATGCATTAGATATTATCAAAAGCATACCAATAAGAATTAACTTTAGGGCGCTAACCTTCATTGTTCTTGCCATAAATTCTTTTCAGTGTATCGAATACCATTTTTTTTACAATTTCAGACTGCTCATCAGCAATTTTCTCAGCTTCGTTGCGATAACCAACTACAGGAGATGGTTTTGATAGAGCATCTTGGACGATTTGCAACAGCTCGGAGTTCATGGATCTCCCATTCGCCTCTGCTCTGAATTTCAATTTTTCTCTCACTTCCAAAGGCATGCGGAAGTTAAAGTGCGGATCATCTCTAGCCATGCCATTACTCCAAGTCAGTGTATTGACATGATAGAAGCAGTCTACTATATTCTCAATAGGTCCACCGTGGACCTATATTGTGAGGTGAATATGAAAGGAATGAGCAAGATGCCGCAGTTCAATTTGCGGTGGCCTAAAGAAGTATTGGATTTGGTACGCAAGGTGGCGGAAGAGAATGGTCGGTCTGTTAACTCTGAGATTTATCAGAGAGTAATGGAAAGCTTTAAGAAGGAAGGGCGCATTGGCGCGTAAAGTTGAAGCCCCAACTGCTGTAACAGTCAGGGCTTCGGTATCAACAAAACTTACGAGGTATTATTGATATGTCAAGCTTAGCAAAGTCAACTGTAAATTGCACTAATAGCATCATCATTTCTGACGTCAAGATTCATATGGATTCAGAGGGGCGTTACTCGCTTAATGACCTTCATGTAGCGTCTGGGAAGGAGGAAAAACATCAGCCAGCTTTCTTCATGCGTAGAAATGAAACTATTGAATTGATTAATGAAATTTTTAATTCTGCGGATATGCAGAATAAGAATCCCGTCCTTTCTAAGAAAGGTCGATATGGTGGAACCTACGTGTGCAAGGAGCTTGTTTACTCCTACGCCATGTGGATTAGCGCAGCCTTTGCGCTGAAGGTTATCCGTGCATATGACGCAATGGTTACTGCCACACAAGAGAGGAAGGCTATTGGAGGTAAAACTTCAGTAGCTGAACGCACACCGCTACGAGATGCAGTAAACATGCTGGTAGGAAAGAAAGGACTTCGCTATGACGATGCATACAATATGGTTCATCAGCGTTTTGGTATTGACAGCATTGATGAACTTTCAATTGAACAAATTCCGCTGGCCGTAGAGTACATCCACAGGGTAGTGCTTGAAGGTGAATTCATCGGCAAACAAGAGAAGAAAACCAGCGAGCTTTCTGCAAAAGAAGCAAACAGCCTTGTATGGTTATGGGATTATGCCAACCGCTCACAGGCATTATTCCGCGAACTGTATCCGGCATTAAAACAAATTCAATCGAACTATTCCGGCAGATGCTACGACTACGGTCATGAGTTCTCGTATGTTATCGGAATGGCGAGGGACGTTTTAATCAATCACACACGAGATGTTGATATCAATGAGCCAGAAGGACCAACGAATCTTTCCGCATGGATGAGACTTAAGAATAAAGAATTACCTCCTTCAGTACATAACTACTGACAGATAACCAACGCAACGACCCAGCTTCGGCTGGGTTTTTTTATGCCCAAAATTCACCGTAGCCATGCTGCGGCGATTCCTTGTATCTGGAGCAAATTAAATGACAGACATTACAGCCAATGTTGTGGTAAGCATGCCTTCGCAACTCTTCACTATGGCGCGTTCTTTTAAAGCCGTAGCTAATGGCAAAATTTATATCGGTAAAATTGACACTGACCCTGTAAATCCTGAAAACCAGATTCAAGTTTATGTAGAGAACGAAGATGGTTCTCACGTTCCTGTTTCGCAACCAATCATCATTAACGCTGCTGGATATCCGGTATATAACGGGCAGATTGCCAAATTCGTAACTGTGCAAGGCCATTCTATGGCTGTATATGATGCATATGGCACTCAGCAGTTTTATTTTCCAAATGTATTAAAATACGATCCTGATCAACTTAGGACAGAGATTTTTTCTGACCGTATGCTGTTAATTACGCCACAGCATTATGGGGCGAAAGGTGACGGTGTTAACGATGATACGGCGGCATTTATTGCAGCGGCAAATGCTATTGGAGAGGGTGGAAAACTATATGTGCCAACTGGAACATATAGTTTGACTGGCCCCGTTAATATACCACCAGTAAATATGTGCGGTGATGGGCAGGGTGAAACGGTTATTGTGTTTGACAATACCACATCACCAAAAGACGGCTTTGTTTTCGCCGCACCAACTAAATATGATATTGAATTTGGTTTAAGTCACCTTACAGTTAAAACAAAAGGTGGGAATGGAGATAATGCCATATATACCCCAAGAGGTGTCGGGCTTAATCATCTAAGGCCAAAACCAACATTTAGATTTTTATCTTTCTGTTCTGAGACTGCAAATATTGATTCTGATGAA